GACCATGCTTAGTTGCCTTCTTGTCTCCAGCACTATCCACCTTGTAATCAGAATCTTCTTCCGGGTATTTAAATCCCATAGGAAGTTCTTCACTACTTAGGTTCTTCGGCGGGTACACCAATGACAGCAGCTTGAGGCTGTTGCACTCTAGCTCATCCTTGGTTACCTGTCTGAATAAGGCAGGGTACACTTCCTCACCCGATGTGTTGAGGATTGTGTATACTTTGTTAATACGCCCCCTTGGCGCATCAATGATTGTCTTGCCCCCTTGGAAATAGGTGGAGCATTGCGGGTATCTGTTGATGTTCCGCGTCTGAAGGCATGGGATGTACCGCTGGAGGTGAGTTACCGCCGCCTCAAAATTCTTATTGATAGGCGCAGAGAGACTCTCTGGAACCCCTTCAGGCCAGATGTCCCCCCTTAACTCAGTTACCAGATCGGCAAATTTCATCCTTAGTCTTCAGTTGTATCAGCAGACTTGCGCTTGCCGACCTTGGGTTTTGAGTCTTCAGGAAGAGCGGCACTTACGGACTGAACCTCTATTGCCGCTTGTGCTGGCTCCTTATCCGCCGCAACACTTTTGCCCACGCTCCTTGACTTTTTGACGGATTGGGCTGGACTGATCTCTTCTCGCCATTGCGGCTTGGATGGACTGGACTGATCCTTTTTTTTTAAGGAATCATACTCCTCTTTAGTCCCCACCGAGATGCCGTATTTGCCATCCATAGGCTCAACCAGCTTATTGGTCTCCTCGTCCACAATGGAGTACCCAATAGGAAATCCGTTTGGACTACCAAGGTCTTCTGTCGGTAAGAAAACCTTTGTGCCGTCTTCGTTAACTTTCAGAAGAATCCGGTTTGTTGGCATCTCCCGCTTCCAGTAGTATTTCTTAGAACTAGCCATACCAAAAGAGTATATAAAAATAGGGGCGGTCTTGACAACCGCCCCTATGAAAAACTATGTGCCTATCCCTTACGGATCAATCGTCGTGTCAGCAAAGTTCTCTATGATCAAGTTATCCGTAGGACACTCAACAATAGCCGTCCAAGTCGTGGAGTTCAGCGTGGTCTCCTTGGTCGGGTTAGCCATCACACAAGCGTATGATGGGTCAACCTTAGCCAAGTCAGCCAAATCACCAGTCTTATGAACCACTCGGTTTGACCCAATAATTCCGGGGTAGATGCCGCCGCCCAAGTCCAGTACCATGAGGAACCGGCCCATAGAGCCGTCTGTGATCCCACCGACTGCGTCAGTCCCATCAACCAAATCCCCGGCCTTGTGGGCTGTCACCATGTCATCAAAGAACTCATTGGTGATCACGTTCAGCGTCACGCCTGCGGGATAGTGCAGTTTGTAACTGTTGGCGTAGAAGCCCAAGTTAGAGATGTTCTTGTTGGTGATGTCATAATTGACATTCAACGTGGAAGCACTCTCGCCCTTGTAGTAGACCATCATCGCATTGAAGATGTTCTTGGCTGTCTTAGAGTCCGTGAACACATCAATGGAGTCGGCTGGCTTACCTTGGTCTTTCCGCGAACGGACGAGGTTAAAGATGTCCGTCTCAAGGAACTCACTGAGGTCGAGGGCCGCGCCAAGCTTGTTTTTAACCCTGTCACAGTCAGCCAACTGGCGGTAGACGCCAAGCGCGTTGGCCCTGTAGCCAATGGCTGAACTCTCAATGTCACTGCCAGCAGCAAACACAGAACTATCCACTGAGTTAATTGTTTCTAGCTCTTTATAAGTAGAAAGCTTCTGCTTTGGCCCAATCGGCTGTCCCCAGAAGAAGGAGTTAACCCATTCTTTCTGATGCATGAGGCCCAACTGGGCATTGCGCTCGGCCAAGGACACATCCCCAAACTTATTAAAGAATGCGTTAGTCCTAAGCATCCGCTCCAACCATTCCTTGTAGAACTCGGAAACGCAAAGGCTGCTCCTAGAGGTCTGATACCAGAAGGGAACGTGCTTCAGCGTGTTTAGAGCAGGGCGATTCTCACACCATGACTCAAAGTCATTGACGTTGTTCGCCCCGATAACCACAACACCAGAACCGCCAACATCGTTAGCGCCGATTTTGGAGAGGATTGTTGCATTACCAAATACCATTGCACCGCTTGTTACGTCTGCACCAGCCCCCCAGCCGCTTTGGTAATCAACAACCACATCAACATAGTCAACGCTAGCAATTGTATGCGCTACCGCCTCATCAACCTTAAACTGAAGACGGTAACCAGCAGAAGCAGGCGCAGTCTTGGTAAACAGGTTGATTGTTAGCCCTTTCTTAAAGTATCCCGCTGCCGCAGGATTGTTTCCTTGTGGCTTAACACGAATGATAAGCTGCCCAGAAACAGGGGAGATACCAGAAATCGTACCAAGTGTGACGTTTAGACTTGAGGTGGAAGCACTCGTCTCATAATCAAACGTATGGTTCATTATCTTGTCCACCAACCAGTAGTCATCCTTAATGACATCCTTCTGAGCAGCCAAAATGAACGGCTCAATCTCACTGGCCCCGCCAGCAACATTGCGCTTAGTTATCCCTTTGCCCATAGATTTAGCACCTGACATCAGCCAGTCATACATACCGTACTGACGGCCACCGCAGGCTTTAAGTTCCAACTGGGTAACCAAAAGGCTCTCCATGTCACGGTATCTGTCAAAGTTACCCATCGTGTTGGTTCCACCTGAGTCGGTAAAGATTGCGTCTAGGTCTCCCGATTCCGCGAGGCCCACATCAGCCCGTGTCATGCTGCCACAGGTATCATAGTTATTCCAAATAGCCGTAGTAGTTGGATTGTTGTTTTCCTTAAAGACGGTTGAACCGCCTACTGCTGGGATTGTATCTCCTGCTGCCATAATAATTCCTTTTTATTTAAGTGCGGGTATCCGCAAGTGCGTACATTGTATCATCCCCATAGCCGACCCTTTAAAGAATTACTGGTTCCTATGTCAACGGAAGCAGGGGCATTATTACTTGTGGCAGTAACTGCCTCACCTGTTGTTGACGGTGGGTTAGTTTTACCCCGTCTTTGTTGAGGTTTCTTTACCTCGCCCGTAACCTTCGGGGCAGTATTTTTCCCCGTCTTGTGTTTGAGGTACTTGTCAAAAACATCACGTTGTTTACCGATGCGGTCTTTCGCTTGGTTCCCAACGTCTGATATATACATAGCCTTTATATGGGCTGGCTCCAGATGCCAGTGGTTAGCACGCTGTGCTTCACCCATCCTTGCCCACTGCTTAGTTGTGGCAAACCTACGCCCCTCATGCATCTGCTCTCCCACTGGGAGATTTGATATATCCCCCTCTTTCCTGATAGCAAAATCTACCAACATCTTGTGGGTTTCATTGTTAGTGTTCAGCTTAAACCTTTTAGTGGGGTGTGTTAACTTCTCTAACTCATAGAAAGCTTTCTCATTCTTGGCTAGTACATCATTTAAGATGTCGTGCGCCACTGGGTCGGCGTCCTTTAGGGCGTCTCCACCCCCATCTTGCACCACTTTTAGGTAGGATTCGTCGGCTATCTTGACCACCTCTGCTATGCTGGCATTTGACGCAGTCTGCAACTCCCCCTTCATGTTACTCTCCTCAACGGATGAGCGGAGTTCATCTATCTCACTCCTGTAGGAACGCTCCTGTTCTGCCATAAGGCCACGCGCTTTAACGGTGATCCTAGCGTCCGTGAAATCATCTGCATCATAGTCTGGCTGGACAGATGTGATGAACTCTTCATGCTCAAGGTCATCTAGACTGAAGTCTGAGGACGGGTTCTCTTTCTTCCAGTTGGTCTTATACTGTGACAGTTTAGTGAGGTAATCCACATACCTATCCTTAATCCCGTTGTACTTAGGGTCAGACTCCATCTCTGAGAACACAGCCAAATCTGATTTATTCTTAGCCTCTATGGGGCTTAGTGCTGGAGCGTTGGCGGGTTCAAGCTCTGGGGTATCCAATGGTATTCGGGCCTGTTGTGATACTGACTGGGCCGTCTCCCTTATAATCTCCTTGATTCCCTCGGCATCAATACCCTCTTTACGCCTGCGCTTCTTCGGGGCTTTGGCTGGTTCCTCGCTCGCTTCTACGTCAGTTGTCTCTGATTCTTCTGGTGGTTCCGGTTCCTCTTCGGCTACCTCTTCCTCGGCAGTCGCTGGCTCCCCAGCAGTAGCCTTTTTATTATTGTAGCCCAGCCTGTCCATGAAGCTGCCAACCGCATCTGCCACCTCTTCCTTTACCTCCTCGGCGGGAGCATCAGCCTGAGCCTCTTCGGTAGACGCTTCTTCTGTAGGCTCCGGTTCTGGAACCCTCTCAAAGGCACGCCTAACCCCGGAAGGTTTATCTGATTTTGACAACTCACCCTCATTGCCAACCAATTGTTCCACCTCACTAGCAGGAACTATCTTCATGCTTGGTAGGGTAGCCGCGTTCATATGTTGTTCCACTCTTTCTGCTATGTCGCTCATAAAATTATTGCTCTATGGATATTTTAGTAATTGGAAGCTCCATGTCTCCCGCTGCAATTGTGGTTAATGTAGCTAAAAAGTTTAAAAGTTGACTAGCTTTCTCGGCCTCAACTTTAGCGTCCGCTTCTTTACGTGGGTCTGTTATTGAGTTAATCAACAGCCTAGATGCCGCCTCTTGGTGGAAGGCGATCATACCTTTTATTTGTTTTTTTAACTTACCGCACTGGCCCTGCTGGAGCCAGTTCTGGATTTCCAGCATCTGCTGGGACTCCAGTGGGGACTGGGTTATTTGTATCATACTGTTGAGGTTGCGGTGGTTGCGGCCCCCCCTTAATAGCATCAACAATCTGCTGTATCATATTGCTGTTCTGTTGGGTGTTTTCCGCTAGTGGCTTTATAGCCTCACCTACCTCATTGATAATTGAGTTCCTTATCTCCTCTGCAACTGCCGCCATGTTTTCGGCTTGTGCTTCTGGTTGGCCCTCTTCTCCCTGTAACTTCTGTAGCTTAAAGTCCTTTGGTAGCCCAAGCATTGTCCCGATCTGGTTTAGCACCCCAAGGACTTGGTCAACGCCTATGCTTTGGCGTATCTCTTGGTCATTGGCTACCATCTGGTACAACTGAGTTAATGCTGCCGCCATTGCATTATCAGATACGCGATCCAAAGTATCCCGGTAAGAACCGATGACCTCAAGATCAAGAGCAGTCTTCTGTCCTCGTATTCCAACAAGGCCAGAGCTATCCGTGTCTTCCGCGTCCACTGTGAAACCCAGATCGTTAATCTGCTCTGCCGTATACCCTGAATTAATTTCTGCATAAACCTCATCCTCGCCATAAGCCATCAACCCTTTGTAAATCTGCTCTTTCCAAGCAAGCATGGCGTCATCCACCGCTGTGGCTGTAAAAGCCAATCGGGTAGTAGTTGTGGTGGCTACGGTACGCACTTCCTCTGCTGTCTGCTCATGGCTGGCAACTTGTGCCACTTCCTGAGCGGATATAACCAGAAGGCGTTCCAGCATATCTACAACTTGACGCATGGCCCCAACAATTCCGTTAGTGTCTAGTGCGGTAAAGCGAACAGATGTGAACGCTTCTCTCACATCATTCTGTGCAAACTTGTTCTGCCTAGATGAGAACGGCATGAAGTTAAGGCTGCGGAATAGTTTCTCACCCCAGTTCTGGAGCTTATCTATCATGTCCTTCGGCACTTGATCGGTGTCCACGAAGGTCATATTGGCTAGATTCTGCTTAACGCTTAACAGGTATTGGCTGAGTAGGTTTCCTATCTGGTCTTGGAATGGAACGATCTCAAGGCTTAACGACGAGTTAATGCTTTTGCCTTCATGCGGGTCATAAGCGTAGTAGACCACTGGGCAGTAAGGGATAGGGGCAGCATAAAGAACAGTATCGTCATTAGCCAAACAAAAACGAAACCATACAGGATGATCATAATCACCAAGGCCATGCTCACTTGGAATAAGTTTCTCATAATACTCTGTAACCAGCACCGCTTTGTCGTCATCCGTTGCCTTATAAAACGCATCCAGTTCTGACTCCCGGTCTGTGACCCCAAAAGAAGAACGGCTTCTTGGGAACTCCATAGTACACGGGGACACTAACTCAAGGTATGTCTTGGCCCTGCTTAGTAGATCACTAGTCCTCCCGTAGACTACCTTATCCTTGTTCCAAAACATTTTATTGGAACGGATATCTCCATACCGCATGATCCTCCAGTATCCTGCATATGAACACCCGGAGTCTGAGTTAAAAGTTGTAGGTCTGTGGGCTTGATCTAAGAAAACACGACTTGGGTGGGGAAGGTTGTATCGGATTCCTTCTTTAACGGTCTTCTCTTCCTCTTCTCCGGCATCATCTAATACCACCTGTTTCTCTGTGTGCCACTCTTCCTGTGGGAACTGCGCTGCCCAACCATAGTGAAGCATTTGGAATATGGACTGCTTGAGTAACTCACTATACCCGTATTGATTTGAGATAACCTGTATGCGGTCAGTGAGTATCTCAGAACGTAGCTTATTAGTTGTGGTGTTCTTACCCATCTCAAACTTAAAGAGCGGGTACTGCCTCCTGTCATTGTAAATTCTAGCCCAACGTATAGTCACATAAGACCGAACAAGTGGGACAAAAATGTTAAAAAACGTAGGAAGGTTTAGCTTCTTCCTTTGTCCTTTAGTGTCATTAATGTCCTCAAGCATCCCGGTTAAACCCCAGTCCTTAGCGGCATTCAGGACAGACTCATCACTAAGCTCTTTATCAGAAAGAGAGTGGGCGAGAGTGCTACTAATTTGCTGAAGCGGGGTATCCCAAGCCAAGTCTAATGCATGGTAAATTTTATGGTTCTTGATGCAGCCATTTAGGCCATCATCAATCCGGTGCTTCATCCTATCCAGCAGGGCTTTTCCTTTTTCGGATATCTTTTCATCATCCCCCGCGAAAACCTTCTCGGCGGCCTCTGCCGTTACACCGCGATTACTTAGTACATTTAGGTCTACCATTAGATTATCTTTGGTGAGTTCTGTATCACCATGCTCTTGTGAAATTGGCGAATGATCTCATTTCTTTTCTTCTTGCTAACCGGCCTCCAAAGTTTGACATATCCAACCATCCCTTCCGACTTAATACTTCCCTCAAAGTAAATTACACTCCTGTACCCTCGTCCCTTCTTAGGCCGTAGGTTCTCTAGGTGTATCTGAGCATCAATCGTTTCATCGTTCTTGTAGTGGACATTGATTTCTTTCTTACGTAGGTTTGGCATCTCCTTTTTTCATTACTATCGTAACAGCTTTCGGCTCCGCATCCGGTTCGGAATCATCCTCATATTCATCATCGTCTGAATACTTCTCCACTCCTTCCGGGTCTACGTCAGCTACTAGTTCCTCACCGTTTTCATTGACGTATATTTCCATTGTAACGGTGTGGGCTTCTCCCGGCTGGCAGTCAGCAAACGCCTCCTGCATGGCCGGGTCTGATAAATCTATTCTTAGTTCATTTGCCATAATGCTCGCAAACGCTTAAAATAGCACAGATATGCCGCTTGATGCTAGTGGCTGCTGGTATCCTAGTATATCACAAAAGCAGCTAGAAATATTTAACTGTACCA